CTATCTTCTTGATTACTGTAGTCTGTATTTTCTAATATTATGTCTAATATTTTCATAGTTTAAAAATTTTGACCTTTAAATTACCTGTTCCTTTAATAAGACGGTGATAGGTCTCTTTTGGTATAAATAGTTTATTTTCAGATAATACCTGTGGTGTACCGTTATCTAGTTGGAATTTCCAATCAGTATCATGCATAGCCTGTACTACTCTATCTTCTTTATCTCTATGCCAAACAAATTCAAAAGTAGATGTATTAGATGAAAATTCTCTAACTGTATAGTCTTTTGTTATCGATTCTGTATAAGGTCTATTCATTATGTTGCGAACCATCTCATGAAAAATTTATTACTCTCAGTATGTGTTCCACTGTATAAAGTAAAGACTGTTGCTGTAGAGCTATACCCCTGTACAAATGCTCCTGCTGAATTATAAAAAGCATAAGAAGACACACTGTAGCCGTAATCAGCAGTTATAGATAAATTAATCCCAGTGTATGTACTATAGCTTGTTCCTCTTAAGTATAAAGATCTACCGTTAGTTATAAAATCTGTATGAGAAATTGCCATTGTTGCAGTTCCATTAGCAGAATCACCAGTTTTCCATTTCCAGGCGTTATAAGTAGTTGGATAAGTAACAGATACTGTACATCTTGAAGCTTGAAAACCTATTACCCTAAAAGACTTATTATAAATTAGAGAAATCTTATCAGCACCAGATCCAGGAGTTGGAGGAGCATAGTGATTTTCACCTATTTCTTTAAGAGATATAGGATTGCTTTCAATTTTGTGTGCGGAAGCGGAGTTTGTATGCATATCGCTTCGCAAACCAATATTTGATGTACCTGCGTTAAAAACTGGCATATTGTGTTAGGTTTTTTTTACCAGTAACCAGAGAAGTTAGAACTCCCCCCTAATGACTTCCAATATCTACCGATATTGCAAGACCAGTAACCGGCTTTGGTTTTATCTTTTTTCTGTGCACATTTATGTCTAGCGGCAAATGATGCTCTAGCACCTTTCTTTTTAAACTTAACTGAAAGTCCTGTATCACCGAATGATACTTTCTTTACGTTACCTTTTTTAGATTTTACATAAACGTAGAATTTTTTACTTCCACCTCTTTTAGGTTTGTTAAGTGCAACTTTTTTACCTCTATATTCTGCTTCTGGTATATAATCTACAGAAGCTTTTAACATTTCAAAGCCGTTATAATCGAAAGTTTCGTTTTGTATAGATACTGCTTTTCTAAATTTATCCATATTCATTTGGCCGCCGATAGATTCAACTAGTTCTTTGATCATTTCAAAGTCTATCATTTCTTCTATAGTAGCTGCTTCATCGATAGTGTCTTCATTTTCAATCATCTCATCGATTAAGTTACCGATTTCAAACATTGGATTATAATTTGGAGATACCATTGGTAAATCTAAAGGTACTCTCATACCATTATAGTCCCCGTACTCCCCGATATCAGTAGTTTCTAATAATAAAGTATCTTGTTCGTTTAATTCTATTTTACCGTCTCTCCATGCTTCTCTAGCTTCTTTAAATAGTTGTATAAAGGCATCAGAGCTATAACGGTAGACATGCTCGGATAAAGTCAGACCATTATCTAAATGGTATTTTAATGATGGATATCCGATAAGTTCTTTTAGTTGTATCATTATGTGAAATCTTTTCTATAAAATTTTCCTAGAATATTATCGTTGATATAGTTATCACGACTCTCTAGTACTTCATTTATAAATAGGTATTTACACTCAAAATATGTTAATTGCTTCTTATTCTGAACGTATTGTAGGATCTTTCTATTAAAGTCCATTGGAGTACCTTCTTTTACTAGTTTAAGTATCTCTTTATGAGAACCGTAATACTCTTTCCAATCTGATTCTGTTATTACTTTTTGTTTAAGAGGAACTCTACCTCCAATACCTTTAGCTTTTCTTTCTTCTCTCAAAGCTTCTAAAGCTCTTTTTCCTAGTCTTTTATTACGTTCAAAAAATAGTACTTTTTTTCCTAAGTATTTTAAGCCACTAGGTCTATGAGTAGTTTCGTAAATAAATCCATACGTGCCTTCTGGCATGTCTGATATTTCATTTACAATTTTTCCACTGTATGTCCATCCGGGTACTGTTACCATAATCTTTAAATATAAGAATTAAACAGGAAAAAAGCAACTTATGCATCCTCTATTTTACAAGGATCAAAGTCTCTTTTATATTTCTCTTTTAGTTTTTCGTATGCAAATTCGTAAATATTATCTGCAATTATAGAAATATCTTTTTTGAGTTTAACTGTGGACATTTCTTCTACTTGGTAATATTCTACTTTTTCTTTTTCAATTTCATTTCCTTCATCATCAAAGTCAATATATGGAGTTGAGTCTTTAGCAATTGAAGAAGAAAGATATGGCTCTACTGTTGTATTAGAACCTAAGTTTATTGAAAGCCTAGGATTATAATTAATTTGATTTCCATCAACAGACATAGAAGTAGGAAGTTGGTTACTATAATCGTTATAATCTCCAAAGAAAATACCAGAAGCAGATGCTGCAGATTCTACGGAATCAAAATGACCTGTTAATATGTCTAAACTACTTCTATTACGGTATATAGTATATTTATCTACCCTAACGTAGAATTGATCTAACTCTCCTACGCCTCTTACATCTACTTTCTTCTTTACTATAAACCCCATTACTTACGTTCTATTATTTGAATATTAGTCTTTAACTTATTAACATCAGTTAGTTTACCTGCATTAATACATCTGAATAAGTAAGAGATTGTCTCTTCATATTCAAACCCTGGTTTGTTTTCTAATACTTTACGTTTATCGACTCCGTAATGTCTGTAACTCTTATTGGCTTGTTCTCTGCTCCAATATCCATTTTCCCACTCTGTTGCAGTATATGTAGTTACTTTACAGTCCCATATGTTTTTACATAAAGTCTTATACGGTATGTTTTCTTTTTCTATCCACTGTCTTAACATAAACTGTTCTGAGTATATCATATGATTAGCTGTCATACCTTCTGCTTCCATTGCAGTAAATTCTTCATGGTTAGTTAGAGTCTGTTTACCGTATCTATTTGCAAATTTTGGATCAGGAAGATAAAATAAGCTTACGTTAGATGCTCTGTTTATTATATGCTCGATTGGGGTAGTTAAATTTTTATTATAAACATCACCAGATGAAGGGTACCAGTTAATAGCAAATTCATCATAGGTACATAGTATATCGTCTTTCAAGTATTCATCTACGTTTCTAAAAATTAAAAAATCGTGATCAATTAATAATATAGGAATCTTTGTTTCACTAATAATTTTAGTTTTACAACCTGACCAAAATATGTGTTTGTTGATTTTTTCTGGGTATTCTAATTCTCTTATAGAATGCCAAAGATCGGTAACTTCTAAGTCTTCTAGAAGTTTTTTAGACATATCGTCTATATATAAAACTGTGTTATGATTAGGATGGTATTTTCTCCATAAGGAAATAGATGCTATAAACATCAGAACATTGTACCTACTGTAAAAATTTTTGTGATTTTTTATGTTATCAAATACCCATACAACTTCCATACAACCATTTAATTATGTTTAACTAGGACTAGGACCACCACCACCGTATTGATCATCTATATCAAGACCGTGGAATTCATTCATACCTAATCCTGATACACTATCAGACCAGTTTGTAGCATTTACATCAAGATTAAATGTTTCACCTGTAGATTGCATATCTATTTGACTTCCTGCAGAGTTGGATAACTCTGTATTAAAGTCTGCAAAAGAAATTTGTCCTGATGTCGGTAGTGCCATTATTCTTTATCTTTTAGTTTCTGTTCTAATATGTCTACCTTTTTAGATAATTCTTTTATAGCTTCAACTAAGATTGGGGTTAATTTATCATACTGAACACCGTAATATCCTCCGTGCATTTCTCCTACTACTTCAGGTATAATTTCTTTTACCTCTTGTGCTATAAATCCTATATCATTTCCTTCATGAGGATGAATTTCATCATTACCTTCTCTCCAATCAAATCGAGTACCTCTAAGTTTTAATACTTTAGATAAAGAACCATCTAGATTTATTATGTTTTCTTTTAACCTCTCATCCGAAGATTTAAATGCTGTTATATTACCTGTTGCTGTTATTGCACCAGTTACTGTTAAAGCTCCAGTTGCTACTGCTCCAGAGAAGTTTCCTGCTTCACTAAATACGTTATTCCATCTATAAGAAGAGCCCCCTAAATTGGGAATTCCGTTAGAATTAGGACGAATAGAATCTGTGTTCATTATTCCTCCTTTGGCAGTAAATAGTATAGTATCACTAGAACCTGCTGCTATACGAGGTATTTTTACAAACTTATTAGCATCTGAAACTACTTGTATACCACCTGCTTTAATTTCAACAAAGTTGGTTGGTACTGCTAAAGCAACGCTAGAAGGTAGTGAGACTGTGTTAACTGAACCGTTCCATTGGTTGTTTGTTTGGTTAGTAAGTGTAGTGGTAACGACTCCTAAACTGTTTCTAGAAAGATTAGTTCCACCTCTAGCTCCAAACTTGAGTTTATATCTAAATTTAAGTTGAGTAGCAGCGTTAATATTTAATGTTACAACTTTACCGTTTTGAGCAGCTACTGCGTTTGTAGTACTTGAGATTGCAGCTTGTGTTTTTGCTACCCAAGCAAATGACGTTGCACCTATAGGGTTGTGAGATAAGATACCGTTGGAAATGTAGTTATTATATTTAGGTACTTTTAAAGAGTAGACATCTACCGGTTCATTTATTAATTCCCATGCTAATACCTTCTCTTTCTTAAGTTCGTTACCTGCTATAATATATATTTCATCTTCTCCAGGTAATAGCGTAGTTACGTTTTTAGATACGTTATTATCTAACCAGAACCCGTGAGAGAGTGATACTTTTATTTTCTTAGATTCTGTTATTACCTCTACATATTGAGGTTGAGTTGATGTTGCTATTCCAGATACACTACCTTCTATAAATTCATTTTTTCCGTCTACCCAATCCCATACTTTTATTTTTGTATCTTCAGTTACATCTTTAGCCTGTATATAGGAACCGTCAGATAACTCTATTTCAGTACTTCCTATAACTGATGTGAAGTTTTCAAATGGACCGAAACCGCCTGTTATAGTTGATCCTGATGCTTCATAATATGTGTATGCATTTTGACCTACTCTTCTAGTGGCTTTTCCTAATGAAACTTCTCCTAATACGTTATTTGAATTGTTATGTTGAACTGCCTGTAAGAAAAGTTCTACTGAGTTTTCCGCTCTCGTAGTATAGGATTTCCCGTGAGTTTGTCCTTCGCTAGAACCATCATATGAAGGTGAAGCGTTTGTTACTGTTTGATTATTACCTGGGCTTTCTGGTTTAAAGTAAGGTACGTTTACTGTAATTTCTAAATCACCGGGAGAACTAGGAGTAAAACTATTAGACCCTAATGATGAGAAATTTTCAGCGTAAATAATTCCGTATGGGTTTGTAGCTGTAGCTGAAGGTTGAGTAATCTGTGTCGACAGATTCATATTCTGCGTTCCACCTGCTGCTGTTGTTAGGTCTGCAGTTGGTGCTATAATTACTTTTTTATCTCCTCCGGCATACATCTGAATCTCTGCAGGGTCAGGTGAGAATATTATTTCACTATCACTATCTCTTAATTCACCTGTATTAGCATCAATTACCCATTGCCCTATCGTACCACCTTGAGCTGTAATGATTCCTGAAATACTAGCATCTGTTGCGGACATAATTCCTTGTGAATCAACTGAGAATTTAGGGTCTTTAGCATCAGGTACAAATAATGCTCCTCCTACTAAATCAGCTCCAGTAATAGTACCTGCTTCTACTATTGCTCCTCTAATTAAACTACCTGTAATACCGGCTGATGCATTAACAACACCTCCAAATTCAACAGCTCCTGAAGCTGAGATATAAAGTTTTGGTGCTGAAAGAGATCCGTCGCTAAGGTTAAATTTAGTACCTGCTGTAGAGAAGTCAGAACCATCTCCTGTACCGGAATGGTTAGTTGATGATATAGAACCTCCTTGTAGTTTATCTGCTGATAATGTATTTGTAATACTTACATCACCGTTGATAATAAGGTTAGTTCCATCAAATGATAGTTTGTCTCCTAGAGAGAAGCTACCAGTATCGTCTGCATAGAATTGGGTATTAGCACTTTTCCAGGTACCAGTTCCTACATATATTTTATCTTCTGTTAATGTTAGTGCTCCTACTTTACCTGCAGTTGCTGTAATTGATCCTCCTTTTGTTACAGTAAATGGAGCTGATGCAAAATTTGCATGTCCTATATGCAAGTTACCGTTTGTATCTACTTTTAATATACCGTTACCGGAACCAACTGCTAAAGAACCTTCAAAAGATCCTCCTGCTGCTGATAAGTTACCTGAGAATGTAGCATTACCTGAACTGTTTATACTAATGTTATTCCCCATGGTAAGTCCAGTGGAATCCATTGATAGTCTAGTGGTAGTACCGTCTTTAAGTTTAAGAGTAGTAGAAGTTATTTCAACATGTTCAGTTGCTGTAGCTCCTATTGTAGTAGTTGCACCAAATGAAGCTTGAGTTACATCAGTCCCTCCGGAGTCTACTATTAAGTCTACAGAATCAGTGTCAATATAAATTCTTGATTCATCGTCAGCATCTTTACCAATAGTGGTAGTAGTCCCGTAACTTGCTAAAGTATTATTATTCTCATCTCTTAACTCCATTCCGTCTGAGGAAAGTACGAGTTGAGTTTCTATAACATCTACAGCTGATTGAGCTGCTGCAGCTGAGCCGGTTGCTGCATTCGCAGTACCTTGAGCATTATTTGCTGCTGTTTGTGCGGCTGCTGCGCTTCCTGTTGCAGCGTTTGCAGTACCTTGAGCTGCAT